GGCGCTTGGTGCCTCACACTATGACCTGGTCCTTCTGTGTAAAATCAGAAGTAAAACTAGCGGGACTTCTCTTACGATTGGTCCCGTTAGTCTTTGGGCGATTGAGCAGCTCCACGGTTAAGGTTACCTTTGGTTTTGCCAAGAACGTAAGACGCATCTACAAGTCTAGTGGTCCAAGAGGACTCGCCATATACTTGAAAGCCAGTTATGTGCTATTGCAGCACGCGGCGGGAGGTATGGTGGATAACAGCCCTTGGGCCTTAGGTGCGAACGTGAAGCGGACCCGTCGCGGGATCCCGCGACTGATCAACCCCCAACACCGTCGGCTGATTCGTCAGGGCGATGTTCGAATAATTGGGTTTTGGCTGTCTCTCTTGGGGCTCTATCGCGAGATAGAGTTCCGGGGAGCACTGAAACTCAAGACAATCACGGATCCAGGGATTGATATCTCTGGATTCCGTGAGGGTTGGAAGCCATGGGTACCGGACTTCTATCGGCGTCTACGGCTCATCACCAAGGACGACCTGAAGTTGGATCCTGCTACGAAGCTAGATCCGCGTTCAATTCCTTTTATTCGGAAAGCCTCCCCGAACTCGGGGGGGTGGGCCGCAGTAATGGGGCTGCCGTGGGACATCGCCGTTTACGGTGCTTGTCCTGAGATGAAGCAAGCGTTGGTTCGCTGGCTTGCACTCGTAGATGGAATTGAATTGACATGGGTATTGAAGAAACTTTGGGCGGTTTTGGAAGCTCGGGCTCACAAGGTCTGGGTTTCCTTCCGTTCAGAGCCTCCGATGCTCATGGAGGGAGGTAAAGTTGCCCCTCTTTGGTATGCCATGCAGGGCCCGCCTACCCAGGCGGCCCTGTGGGACGCCGGGCCGGAATCTTGCGCAAGCGAGAAACTCGCCTGGTACCTGACATACTATTGGGGGAAACCTCTTACCTTCGGGCGGCTAGGTTTTAAGCACGAACCCGGCAAAATCCGTGTGTTCGCCATGGTGTCGCTTCTTACCCAAGCTTTGGTGGCACCCCTGCACCAATGGATATTCTCGAAGTTACGACTCGTCGTAACGGACGGAACGTTTGATCAAATCGCGCCTATTAATCGATTGATTGAGCGATTCGAAGGGGATGAGAGGCGCTTTATAGCCTCCTTCGATTTATCAGCGGCTACTGATAGGCTGCCATTGCTGTTGCAAATGGACTTATTGGTACCGCTTTTGGGTGATGAGCTAACGGCCCTGTGGGCTCAACTGTTGGTCTCGCGACCGTACAGATTGCCGAGGATAGCGAGAAGCTACAACCTGGGGTTCGATAGCGTCAAATACGCTGTCGGACAGCCTATGGGTGCTCTGTCTTCGTGGGCTATGCTCGCGCTGACGCATCATGCGCTTGTACAGTACGCTGCTTCGAAAGCATATCCAGAGGAACCCGGTTGGTTCTTGGATTATGCAGTGCTTGGAGACGACGTGGTCATCGCTGACCGCGCCGTAGCCGCGGAATACCTACGGGTCATGAAGGGGATCGGTGTCGACATCAGCTTAGCCAAAAGCTTGGTATCGAACACCTCCTCTTTAGAGTTCGCTAAGCGGACTTGGATCCGTGGGCGGGAAGTCAGTCCAGTGTCGCTAGCAGAAATGCTAGTGGGTCTACGTAATGTAGGCGCTCTCGAGCAACTGGTTCTGAAGTGCAAGAGATTCGGAGAGATCCGCCTCTCGGCCGTAGCACGCTTCGCGGGGTTCGGCTACCGAAACTTGGCTCGACTGCCAGTCGGGTTGGGTCTAGGGAACCGTCTCAGCAACCTAATCGCTTTCTTACACCGTCCGGGCGGGATATGGTCAATGCCTATTGAGGCTTGGTTATGTTCTGTGGCACCGGGCGGTGAGGCTAACTTAGGAGGTGAGTCCACCTGGAACGTCGCAAGGCGTCTCTGGGAGCAAGTTAGTCGGGCCGTCCTGTTCCGTGCGTCGAAGTTTACGTTCCTGTTGGGTCTGTTAAGTACGGTTCAATATGTGGACATCCATTTTTGGAAGAAGCATAAACCGACCGCTGACGATCCGAGGCCCGCGTCGAAAGAGCGCAAGCTTTTCTTCTCGGGATCTACGGCGGAATTCTTTGATATGGAGGTCCAACGACCTCTATGGAATGAATTCTTCCGCGAATGGGTCCAGTATCCTTTCTTCAACGGGATGAGGAACAGGTTTGAGAAAGTGGATGCGACGTTGCAGGTACTGCACCCGATCCACCCACCTACGTGGGATAATCTAGATACAGCCTGGCGGGAGGTATTCGAAGTGGAGGACGGACTTGCGTCCTTCCCCTCTGCTTTCGAGATAGCTGAACGGGAAACTGATCAGTTGTCGACTTCCACTCGTGTGATACACCTGTGGCGGGCACTTCGCCGTCTTGCTAAGCAAGAGATTATTCCATCTATTAACCTACAGAGAGGCTCGCGTGTGGAGCAGGTTCTCCACCGTCGTGGAAACGTGTAGTCAACACGTCCCGCGGAAGACTCAAAGTTGCTAACCCCGTACAGCAATGTGTCGGGGAAGCGAAGAAATAGATGTGCGCACCTAAGCGCTATTCGGCC